CTAAAAACATACTTACGCTGCTGTGTAATGAGCAATATGAAAATGGTCATGTTATGCGCGGTGGTGACAATAACAGCTCTCAAGGCTTTTTAATAAATTTAGACGACTTATTAAGGAAACTATAAATGGCAGATACAGAAACAATTCTCAGGCGCAAGAAGATGGAGCAGTTGCTGAAGATGAAAGAGTGGGATGCTATTTGCCCGGATGATGCCTTTGTTGACGCGGACGTAAAAGAAGAGATTACAGGGCGTCACTTCACAGAAACCAATACAGATTTCACGCGGAGCGCAAGCTCATTGGAGCAGTAAATGAGAGTTGAAATTAATCTTACGCTGTTCTTTGAGGGCAAGAAAGAAGAACAAATTGACGGGTTTCTCAGCGTCAGCGATGCGGCAGATGAAGATGAATTAATGGATGCAATGGGATACTTCATCGAGGATGCGGCAGATAAACATTCATTCGGTTTTACATCTGGGTTAGCGCACATGATAGTGGGTGATGATGTCTATCACATCACATTTCAGAATCCAGAATTGCAAGTAGAAGGGACAGAGTTGTGCAACATAATAATACCAGAGGGTCTGACAATACATTAAAAGTCCTGGAGGAAAAGGACACTCTTACAAATGCCGCCAATCTATTTGGCAGTATCGGATGGGAAAAGAGACTATGTGACCTACAGAAAGAAGAGGTTCTGGGTATGGTCGCATATTTTCAAAAAATGAAGGAGATTAGGGATGAGTTTACCGAACAAGGGCTTTTTGAATTTGAACAGAGTGTCACCAGTTCTGACGCCCCGGACGACCTCAACGACCCCATTCCATTCTGATGCTATCGAGCTGATAGCGTATAATATAGACAAAGCTATTTGCGATAAGAATGATGAGCAGCCAAAAAGAAAGTATCTTGGCGGCTCGTCACTTGGCAGCGCTTGCTCTCGTCAGGTGCAGTACAGATATATGCAGACCGTGCCGGATGAGGATAAAGAGTTTCCAGCGCGGACATTGCGTATCTTTGACATGGGGCATTTCATTGAGGACTTGATTGCTGGCTATTTAAAGGACGCTGGGTTCGAGTTAAAGACCCATGACTCTAATGGTAGGCAATTTGGTTTCGCAATCGCTGATGACCAAATTAAGGGGCATATAGACGGTGTTATATGTTCAGGCCCTGTGCCAATGCACTACCCTTTCCTGTGGGAGTGTAAATCAGCTAACAGTAAAAAGTTCAGTGAATTTGTTCGGAAAGGTGTGCATGATGCAAATCCTGTATATGCAGCACAGGTTGCTTTGTATCAAGCTTACATGGACTTAACCGAAAATCCGGCCTTGTTTACTGTGATGAATAAAGATACAAGTGAGATTTATTACGAGCTAATTCCCTTTAATAAGGACTTGGCGCAAAAAACTAGTGACAAGGGCGTAGAAATATTGAAAGCTACAAAAGCTGGCGAAATGCTTCCGCGCATCGCCGCGAATTCAGATTATTTTGCTTGCAAATGGTGTGAGTTTAACAAAACATGTTGGGCATCATAAAAAAGAGGCCGCCCGAAAGCGACCCCTTTAGTGTGAAACGAAACCAATGCAAAAAAGGAAAACACAAGCTTCAGGTACAATATAATGAGTGTTATAAGGTTTGACAATACTAAATCTGGTACGGCGCACGATTTAGTTGAAAAGATTAGCCGTGATGTTCCTCGCTCTGTTCAGGTGGATGTTCTGCTTGAAACATATCCAAATGGTAAGGTGCGTGGTAGCGAATTCTTTATCGGGTCACTGGCGGGGGAAGCTGGTGAGAGCCTGAAAATTGATATCAACCCGAACAGCCCTAACTTCATGCGCGGTCAAGACTTCAATGGCGGTGATGGCGTTGGTGGTATTGTAAAAATCTTGATGGCAGCACGGGGTATGCGCCTGCCGCAAATTAAAGAATTGTTCGGGCGGTACATTGATGATTCCGCTCCGCCTCGCGCCCCGGTCAACCCGGGATGGCGTACAGAAGGCGGTTTAAATCTGAACAAGATACCAGTGGGTAGCGGTACTGCAATTAGCACTACAACGACAGAAGAGCCAGCGGCGGATAAAATTCGTATTGATGCGAATACTCCGCATAACGGGCAGTGGGATTATATTAGCCGGGACGGCGAGGTTCTGGTTACAGTTCGCCGTTATGATGTTGATGGCAAGAAAGAGTTCCGTCCGTGGATTCCAGGAGTTGCATATCCAAAAGCTCCTGATGTGCGGCCTCTGTATAATATCCCGAACATTTTGAATGAACAGCGCATTGTGTGGGTAGAGGGTGAGAAGTGTGCTCAAGCCCTTATTGATGCAGGCATACCAGCAACATGTACTTTGGGCGGGGCAGGCGCTTTAACCCGAAAGAACGCAGACAAGTTCGACTTCACGCCCTTGCGCGGGAAAGAGCTACTTATCTGGCCTGATAATGATGATGCCGGGCGCAGGCTCGCCGAAATTGTTCGGGAAGTTGCGCTGGATGCTGACGCAGATACCGTAACAATTCTTCAGTCTCCTCAAGGCAAGCCGCCAAAATGGGATGCGGCTGACGCCATTGAAGAGGGGTTTGATGTAAAGAAGTTCATTGATAGCGGGGCAGGCAGTACGCGCAGAACAATCAATCTGCTGAATGATAGCCTGTTAGTGTCGCGGTTTACTGGTTCAGCGCCAGTTCAAGAGTTTCTCGTGGATGGCACGTTCCCTCTGGGTGTGCCGATTATCTTTGCGGCGGCTGGCGATAGCGGTAAGGGTATGATGACCCTAGACCTAGCGATGAAGGTTGCGGCAGGCAGGCCATTACAAAATTCATTTGGCGGCATCGTAAAAGAGTTTGGGGATGTTGTTATCTTCACAGCAGAAGATGATGAATCTGAAATGCACAGACGTATCGAGCGCTTAGATGAAGCAGGCGCCAGGTTCGATTACCCGAACAAATTGCATGTCGTTCCGCTGCCGAATGTGGGCGGGGTGTTTCCTATCTTGCGGGACAATATGGGTGACTACTCAGAGACAGATGAGTTCAAGAAGATATATGAGCAGTTAATACAGATGGATAACTTGAAGCTTATTGTATTTGACCCTCTGGCCTCTTTCGTACATGCAGACGTAAATTCAGACCCTGCGGCTGGCGCGGCATTGACAGGCCTGTTAGCCCGTGTTGCTACCGAAACAGGCTCTGCGGTTATCGTGTGTCACCACATGACCAAGGTACAGGGCGATAAGATTATCTCTAAGCCAGAAGAAGCTCGTAACCTTATTCGGGGTACGTCCGCGCTGGTTGACGGTGTGAGGTGTGCTTTTGCCGTGTGGCAGTTGGATGAAAAAACGGCTCGCGGTAGATGTAACGATTTGGGCATTGAGTATCAGCGCAACAGATGTTTTGATGGCGCAGTTGTAAAGTCAAACGGTCCTGCAAACCGCGATATCCGAAATTTTGTTCGGGACACGTTGACCGGGTTGCTGCAAGATAGAACCGAACAAGTTCGCAATCTTAACCAGAGCAACCAGTCTCGGTTTCGTAAGGATGCGATGTTTACTTGGATTCGTGACTGTGAGCAAAATGGTAGGGCGCTTTGTCAGCAAGGCGGTGCCGACAGCATAATTCAAAGATTAACAGACCATGATGCGCCCTCTGTATTACAAAACATTGGTCAGTGGACAATCGACCAAATTGTTCGGGATTTAATCGCGGAACGCCGCATCGAAAAGTTTAGATTCACTACTACAGGTGGGCAGAAATGGCTAGGCACAGTTAATGGTGTTATGAGCCGGGGTGAATACGAAGCAGTTACAGCGAGGGACAATGTATAAAGCAGATGGATTTGATGAAGCGATAATGGGCTATACCCGTATATGCGGGCGTGAGGACGTTCTTGCTTACAGCTACTGGAAATGTATCGACATACTCATGGAGCGCGATGGCATGAGCTCAGATGAGGCTATAGAGTATATGGAGTTCAATGTAATGGGGGCGTATGTGGGAGAGCTTACCCCTGCCTTTATATACGAGACGGAGGTGGAAGAGGATGAATAAAAAATCGGCTGCCGACATGACGGTGGAAGAGTTCGCGGTAGAGCTTATGCTGATGTGGGACGATGTTATTACCATTCCTATGGTAGAGCGCGATAAGAATAATCGTTCTTATCTGGGAAAGCGCAACCCAAGTAAGGGTGCGCTACCATTCTCAAACCAAACAAAGCTCGCCATGAAGCGCGGAAACAATGGTTTTACGAAAGGCAAATATGATGGTTGATATAAAAGATTATGATGGCATGAATCGGGCTTACTTCCTCGACAAGGCGGAGGAGCTGATTAACGGGCAGCGGGCTAAAGATTACGGTGATGCTAAAGATAACCACCAGCGTATTGCTGACATCTGGGGGGTAATCCTGGGGCAGCAGATAACACCCGAACAAGTGTGCGCCTGCATGATTGGCCTGAAGCTCGCACGACTTGCTAACGATATGCAGCAAGACGATACATGGGTGGATATCGCTGGATATGCCGCGTTGGGCGGGGAGATAAGCCAATAAAAAACAGGCGAGTTGTTCGGGGTTGCCCGCTCGCCTGCTTTCTTTGGTAAACACACTCTGTAACTTGTGATACATGCCAACGATTATAAACATGTATTACGGCCTGCCTGAACACTCAAGCAGAAGGATATCTTAGCATGGCAAACAAAACATACAAGCAAAAAAAGCAAGAAGAAGAGTATAATAAATGGAGGCGGCAGCAGAAACGCGCTGCATCCGAAAATTTGTTCGGGAAGCCTGCCGCGGGCACTAAGCACATAAACAAACATTGTTCGGATTGCGGGCATATCTGGGCGTGGTATTCATCGGATTCGGGGGAGACATGGCAGTGTTCTGAGCATCGGAGGAGCTTTTAAGATGGGAAAGATAAAAAGAATACACATCAATCAGCATAATATTAG